TTGAGGTCAGCAGCAGTTGAAGGTTCGTTGCGGAACGTACCACCACCAGCTAGTGGGTGGTCAGTTGCACAAAGTTCTTTGCCATCACCGCCAGTATAGTTGCTGTCGAACGCATTGTTCAATGTAGCAGCAGCTTTAACTTGCTTAGTGTGAGCCATAGAACGAGCCAACGCTTTTGTATAACGTGCGCCAAGGCGGTCATACAAGTTGTCTTCAACAGCTTCTTCTGTTAATGCGAATGCAAGCGCAACTGTCTCGTGTGTATAACGAGCAGTATATGCTTCATTTGCATTATCGAACTGAACACCAGAACCTTCATTCTTGGTTGGAGCATTTCCAAATCCGACCAGCATGACTTCTTCTTCGAATGCACGGTCAGATGATTCCGTGTCGTAGATTTCCGCATGCTGATTTTCATAACGGTCATATTCCATACCGAACAAAGCATTAAGGCCCGGCTCTAGTTCTTTGACGAGTTGTGATCTTGAAATAGCCATGAGTCACTTCTCTCCTTATGCCAGACCTGCAGTGCCAGCACTGAACAGGTGGTTGTTGATTTTAACGATCACGTTAGTGTTCGCTGATGAAACATCGCTATTCTCAGGGTCTTGAGAAATGTCGATAGCTTTCAACGGTAGAGTCGCTGTTGTTGCGCCCGTTGAAACACCAATTTCGACACGAGATATACCAGAAGTGGTATCACCCGCTGTAGCAACAATATTAAAGTTGCCCATCAAGTCAGCTACTGGGAAAGCGGCATCTGCTTGCACTTCAAACGTTGCATTTGGATCGTCGATCACATCTGCAATGATATCAGCAGCAGCAACACCACCGGGGTAATATGCTGACCATGTTGGTTTGCCTGTCGTCGGGTCCGTATAGTTACAGCCATTGAACACGCCTAGAATTAGGTCAGTGCCGGGGGAAGCTGTTACACGCTCAATGCCGCCACCAGTTACAACTTTCACAAGATCACCTTGGAAGATTGCAGTCGCATAACCTGAAGCAATGCGATAACGGTTTTGCTGCTGAGAGCTAATGCTTGTACGTGACGGACGAAGGCCAAAAGGTGCGTCGTAGTTAGACATCCTTATTCTCCATCAGATTTAGGTCGTGAGCCGAAACTCACAGTTGTTTTTCGCTGCGGTGCCAATTTAGGCATCGCGGGGTTATTTTCGCGCATCCAATCGCGGTCAACAGCTTCCATTTGGTTTTGTGTAACCCCTTGGTAGTGTTGATTACGTTGATCTGCCAATTCGACGGGAATCCGCGCAAGAACTAATCCGCCGACACCAATGATGCCTGCGTTGCGCCCCTCGTCAACAACTGGACCTGAATATTCTGGATATTCCTCTGCACGAACGAGATCATATCCCTCTTGCCGTCTCTTATGGACGTTGGTTTTGTCGTCAAATTCCATCACGGATTCACGAATCCAGCGATGCTTATAGCCCAAAGGGGCTTCCGGCGCCTCTAAAGCCGAACCGGGTCTCCAAACTTTGCGCTCTTGGCGCTCCCGCGTTTGTGTTTCGCGTGAAGTACGGTCAGCCATATCAGTCTCTCCGATTTTCAAGTTTAGCTACTTGAGCAGCATATTTATCCAAGGGGACTCCTAATTTTGCAGCCAAGCGCACTTGACCGGGATTAAGCTCCACTTGCTTCTTCCGTCCAGATTTTAGAGAGCGGGTTCCGCTCCCAGCAGGCGTGACAGACTGGACGTTACGCTTGTCACCCTGAAACTTGTGAGGCATTTCACGACGAATACGCCTATCAATTTCAGCATAATACTCATCTGTAGTAGGGTCATAACCCTCTTCAGCAATAAGAGTTTCATGAATAGCACGAGCCGCACTTCTCATTACTTTATCTTTTTCAAACCATTCATTTTTTTCAAGCCAAGCATCCAACTTAGGGTCACGCGGCTGTGGTTGAGGACGCCTTTGTTGCTGCTGCTGAACTTGTTGTTGCTGCAACTGATTCTGTTGAGCGGCGGCTTGAGCGCGGCTTTTTTGAACACGAATGCGTTCTTTTTCTATGGCAATTTGAGATATGGCTTGCTGGGCATCTGCAACTCTATCATAGTCGCCAGCCTCATACGCCTCCGCTAATGCGCGTTTAGCTTGAGCTTCTTGAGATGAAATACGACCCTCAAACTCAGACATATAACCCTTGTCTAAGCTAGAAAGTCGGCGCTTCATTTCTTCATTTTGAGACTGAACTTGCTGAATATATTGAACCGCCGCAGCGGCTTCTTCTTCAGCAGTTTTTCTAGCTGCAGTCAGTTGACGAATACGGCGCTCAGTTTCTTCTTTACTTCTGCGCTTTTTAGCTTCTTTTGTATAAGCTTGAAGCTCTTCATCTCCGCCATCGGAATTTCCACTGTCGTCGTCTTGATCAACGACTTCGTAGTTAGAGTCTTCTTCCTCTATTTCTACAACTTCAGTTTCGTGTTCTTCTTCTATCTCAGACATAAGCCTATCCTTTGTTTGCACTATACATAAGAAATGTCGGTTGGGTCAAGAATTGTTGCTATAATGTTGTCATCATTTATAATTCTTACCTCTAATCCATCAACTTTAAACCGATTTCCAGCATATCTTCCTATAAGTACCCAGTCTTTTTGAGAACACCATGGACCTGTTGGGAATTTTTGCTGATCTTGGTAAGCGTCTGGACCCAGCTTAACCACGTAAGCGGCTACTGTTGCGAACGCTTCACGGTCACGAACTTGGTCTGGAACATACAATCCGCCCTTAGTTTTCTCACTTGGGTAGTAAGGAATAATAAGCATGCGGTATCCAGTCGGCTGCGGTAGGCGTTCTAGCGCCGAAGCATCCATTTCAGATGGATCGCTTTCATTCTTACTTTCAGCCTTGTCTTTTCCAAAGGCTGTCTTTACAGGCTGAGGAATATCTTCCATGCCTACAGGCTTTTTTGATCTTCGTGCCACATGCTCTGGCACGTACAGTTTTTTAGTCATCTGCGTACTCAATATTTTTCATTGCTGTTCGAATTTCATCTTCCATGAACGTTAACCCTTTAATTTGCCCAACAGCAAATCTGTATTCCTCAAAAGAACCTATATTTCCAGTTCCTAAAGACACTTGTATGTCTTCACGGCGCTGTCGCAACTTTTTGTAGAGGTATTCAGCTAGATTTAGTGCGTCCATGTGGGCCTCCCACTAGGACTTTATACAATGTGCAGTAAAAAGCAAGAGGTGTTCTCCTGTAGTTTAGAAAACACCCTGAAATCTTTGCGGCCTAGCTATTGAACTAAACCTACTAACAGTGCCCCCGTTAGCTTTTTTTAGTGGTTTTCTTTTTGGCTGGAGCTTTTTTCTTTGCAGGGGATTTTTTTGGCTTTTCGACCCACGCTTCGTTTTCTGGGGTGTTTGGGTCGTCTTTGACGAAGTGACCTTTTTTCGTCCGCGCCCTGACTTTTTCAATGCCGCCAGAGCTATCGCCACTGCTTGCTTTTGCGGATACCCCTCCGACACTAACTTGCTTATGTTGGAGCTTACTGTTTTCTGACTCTTCCCTTTGGCGAGTGGCAATTTTCTTCTCCTTCTCGTCTTGCATCATTTTTGCGCGTACACTACTGGTCATTAGCTTTTCCTTTTTGTTTGAGCATTTAAGGCCGCTATATCACGTTGAGTTTGTATGCGATCCTCTGCAACTCTTGTTTTGTCATCTAGAGCTTCTTTTTGAAGATTAATGCGCTCTTGATTTAACTTAGCGTCCATCATCTCACGCTCACGCTCTAGCTCTTGCTTCGCCTCAAACTCAGAAGACTTACGCTGCATGTCTGCTGCCTTTAGTTGCAGTTCTTGCTGCCTAATCGCCACCAGTGGGTCTTCGCCTTGTGGCATCGGCTCTACAGTCTGAGTGAACTCTTCAGTAAGGTCGGCTATCAACATAGCTGCCTGACGCTCCATAGCAGGTTGTAGCATCTGCATAGCTTCTGGGTTTTGCTGAACTTCTGGACCAGCTTGCTCCATAACCATTTGTTGTGCCTGCTGTTCAGCAAGCATACCAATGTGTTCTTGTATATGACCTTGCAATGTAGCCATAGCCTGCGGGTTCATTTGAACTACAGGTGTGGACATAATCGCCAAGTGCGTTTCCATATGAGCCTTGTGATCTTGCTGCGGGAATGCTTGTGGCATACCGCCAGTCAGTGCCATTTTGTTTTCCATAGCCGCATTCATAGGCATAGGCTGTGGTGGAGGTGGTAGGATCGCGTCAATGTTATTAACGCCCAAAGCTTCATACATCTTACGATACGCTTGGTACAATCCTTGAGGCCCACCATGAATTTGCGGATTAGATTGCACAAGCTGCAATTGGGTTTGCGCAAGAGCGATGCGTTGGGCCATAGAGAAGATGTTAGGGTCGCTAACTGGAAGGACATCAACTCTTGCATCAAAGTCTTGCGCAAACACTTCAGGTCCAACTTCCATTGAAGGCATATATGGGTAAGTCTGAATTGTTTCAGAGAACACTTTTGCCAGAAGTTTAAACTCAATTTTTTGCGAATAATGCATACGCTTATGGATCGCAGACATAACTTTTGTGCCACGCTCCATAATCGCCATTGTGGTGCCAACAGGCGTTTCCCCACCCATCTCACCAATCTTCATGTCAGCCATAGCCGCAAAGCGGCGTCCTGCGTCCACCAGAGTGCCCAAAAGGTTGTATAGGGTACCTGAAGGCTCTTTGAACGGAAGAGGCATTAGAGAGGTGCGTATATCGGTTCCTGCGACATCAATATCACGGAACTCTCCGGGCTGTATGGGGCTTTCTTCGTCGCGGATACGCGCTCCACGAGCCTTGAATCCCGCAGGCAAGTTGGAGAGCGTACCCGCATCGATGAGTTGGCGCAATATAGACGTGGACGCTTGTGCCAACCCACCAATCATGTGCGTCAAACCAAGGCCATAAAAACCAAGGCCCGGTAAAAACTTATAATGAACAAAATATTGCTTCCGCTTCATCATAGGATCAGCTTCAGAATAGTTCCTGCGAATCGATAAAACTTGACCAGTATCTTCGATAATAGTCACAATGTAAGGAAGCTTCAGGCCACTTGGCTCACCTTCAGGGTCCATGTCTTCAAACCCGGGCAAGTCTAAGTCTGTATGAATTTCATACAAAGTTAACTCTACAGATGTATTGCTAGGATGTACGCCTTGTATGTCGTCAATAGACTCTTGGACTTCAGACATGGTATCGCTGTAGTCACCGTTCGCAGGTAAATCAACATCACGATAAAAACCTGCTATTTGCAGCTTACGAACTTCATTAGAGTCCATTTTAATTACTTGCGTAATACGTGGACTTGTCGCTAAGTCAACTGCTCCGTAAGGCACTACCAAGTCTTCTGCATGCACAAACTGACTTACGGCACGACCTTTGAGCGGATCAAAGTAAACTTTTTTAAACGTTGAACCAATGACTGGAAGATAAAAAAGCATTTGATCCATTTCAGGATCATACTCTTCCATTTCATAAGTAATCATATAGTTCATGTAATCTTTGACGCGCTCCGCTTGCTTTACAAGCATTTCGTTCTGTGCGCCAAGAATTTGAGTTCTTACAGGGCCAGTGGCAGGAAGCATTTCACGGTAAGCTTGAGCTTGGAACTGCGTTACGCTTTCAGCAAGCAATGGATGAATAACCCCAGATGAACCTTCAAAAGGCTCAACACGTTCTTCATACTTCATGCCAAGAAACTCTAAGCCCTGCTTATAAGTATCTTCCCAATCTTGACGTGAAGAAAAATCGTCTTCAATGTCACCTATTAAGTTTGATGAAATCTGACCTAAATCAGCTTCATCTACAAACTCAGCGAGGTTTGAGTTGAACGCAATATTTTGAGGTGGCTCCATCTCCTCGTATTCACCAACTATAGCAGAGCCATCATCAAACTCATAGATGCCGGGCGACTGACCAAGCTCTTCTATAAGAACATCTTGTCCTTCAACTGGAGGCTGATCCCCCATAATTCCACCCGGACCCATATCACGTTCAATAGCCATTTTAACTTCCCTTTAAGTGTTGGAGCGAAGGGCGCTCTACCGTAGCGGAGCAGTAACGCTTAGGGAGCGTCTGCACCAATGGGCAGGGAGGAGTCCCACTGGATATCCCACGCCCCAACTTCATTAAAAGATATCCTTTGATCCGCCCTCTAAAGGCTCAATCTCATCAATATCATCGTAGTCCGTCATAGGACCGCCTGCCTCATAAGCATTGCATGTATTCTCAGCCGAGCAAACAAAGTCAAGTTTAGTGCAGTATCCTACACCATCTGATTCGCCCATACCGTCCTCAATGCAATCCATCATTTCGCTACGGATGTTGTAGTATTCACAAATGCCACACTTCTCTGGTTTCTTTTCCCAGTTTTTTGGTGAAGGGCCATATGAAAACTCATCCACAGCATATTGCTTGTGATCTTCGTTTGTTTCTTCATCGTGAGTCACAAGAGGACAAGCAAAATCATCTTCGTAATCGTCATCAACGACTTGGTTGATGCCAGAAGACAATTGTTCCATGTCAATTTTGATGACGATATTTGCCATTAGCGCACCTGAACTTTCTTTGGAGAGCCTTGATATGCACGACCCATTCCACGGCAAACTTCGCCACCGCCTTCCATCTTGGTGACTTTGCCGCCGTACTTTTTGTTCGCGTACTTTTGACGGTTTGATTCTCTAGCTTGATCTATAAAAGTTCTAGCCTTCAGACTACCAGACTCTTTAGGAGTCATTTCTCCAGCAAGCATGCGTTCCGTAATTTTTTCTTCTATTTTTTTCTGCAAAGCTGTGTTGCCAGCATAAGTATCCTTAAATTTTTTTGCATAATCCTCAGACATATAGATTTGCCCACCGCTATCTGCAGGCTGCATCTTTACTCGTTTTGTCTTACCACGTTTGCCGCCGCGTGTTGAACTTGCCATTAGTAATACTCTCTCTTTCTTCTAAAACGATATTCATCCTCATCGTCATAGTCAGTTGCAGTAGTAATAAAACCACCTTGTCTAAAACGCAGTATAGCCTGAGTCATCGAATCCGCCAAGTCATCATGTTCACCATTGGGAAATGCGGCACATTCTTCCAACACTTCATCAGCAAAATTAGTCTCTGGCGCCCACACCATACCACTTTCAAACACAGGCGCACAGGCATGCATTCGTGTAAATTTGTCTGCCCCACGTCCCGGGGTAAATGGCGTTACAGGTATACCCATACGCCTCAACTCCTGCGTCAACGGCATCCCAGAACCTTTTTGTTCAATCAAAATCATGTCAGGATCAAACTCTTTCCAAAGCTCATGAGCAGCAGCTTTTAGTTCAGGAAACTCCCACCTGCCTCTAACTGCATCAAGCAAGATAATATGATCCTCGCCCGTCTCATCATGGTGAAAAACACCCCAAGTCGTTATCGCAGAATAGTCAGCCCTATCGCTTTTGCTAAACGCGGTATCGTAAGACTGGATAATGTAATCACACATAGGTGGCTCATCTTTTTCCCAAAGATTCCACCACTCTCTTTTAATAATCGCACCCTCTTCCGCAGTAGGGTTCTGCATATACTGGGCGTTCCACTTGCCCACAGGAATAGAAGCTTTGACGCTCTCAAGTTCGTCTAAAGACCAGAACTCAGGCCAAAGCGGATCACCCTTTGGCATAATTGCAGGGAACTCTACAACTTCCCACCTATCAGCACCTTTTTCGCTCTGCTTCTGCAAAACCTTCGCCGTCAGGTCGCGAATCGACCACCGTGTCATAACAATGATAATCGCACCGCCGGGCTGCAAACGCTGTCGAGGGCCAGATGTATACCACTCGTAGATGTTATCTAGCGCAGTTACACTTAGCGCGTCTTGTTCCGAGACAGGATCGTCAATAATCGCGAGATCAGCACCGCGACCTGCAAGCGCACCGCCGACACCAACCGCGTAATATTCTCCGCCACCATTCGTACTCCAGCGTCCACTCGC